TTAAAACTCTCTATACAACTCAATGTCATAATACGCTGGCACGCCCGCCTCCTGTACCAAATCGGATACAGATACATCGCACTGCGCCCCTGTTACGATGCGCTCCTGGGGCGCACTCGTACGTCCCTTATTGATCTTCCACTGCAGACTACCTCCCTTAGACGATGTCACATTCACTCCCATGAGATTGCGTACCACAGCCGTATGCCGTATCACTGCCCCTCCACTACTATCATGCGCTGACGATACGATACGTCCTGACACCAGAGACCCCTCCTGAAAGGTCTTGACCGTATACAGCGTGGTCACTCGATTCTTAATTTGGGACATCATATCGGCCGTCAGCTTTTGCTCCGACCCCTCTAGAGCCGACTCGAGTTCCTGCTGTCTTTTCTTATTCTCAGTTTGCAAATCATTGCGGACACCTCCGATCTCATTCTTCAGTGAGCTCTCCAGATCCGCTATCGTCTTCTGACGTTTCGCCGCCTCTTCTGCCAGCTGCGCTAGTGCTAAGGTCCCATCATTATCTGCTACCTTCTCCCAGTAATACTGACCACTACTATTACGCACGAAGCGATACATCCTACCCCGATCACTACCCGTCCCTGTAACTATATACGTGTCTCCTATATGTACACTCGGATCTCCGCCCTTACCCCAGGGCATCGTACGAGCCTTGATCGAGAGCTCCGACTCCCCACTCTGAGGACTAGGCACTCCCGTATCCGTCCACGTCGACTGCTCATTCTTAACCAGCGTCGCAAGCGTTTCAAGCTCCGAGGCCTTATCATTCACTCGGCGAGTCAATTGATCAAAAGCCCCCGCCTTAAACGAGTTAAAGTCCGCTGCCTTCATACTCTCAGAATCCAAGGCTTTCATCTTTTCTTCGAGACTGCTCGCCAGATCGCCTGTCTTCTGAGCTCTTTCCTTCAGCGTCTGCAGACCACTCTCCGCCGTTGTCAAGCGTCCTTCCAACCGTCCAGCCAACGCTTCCGCTGCATTCGCCTGATTACCCACCTCTGTCAGCAGTGCATCTCGTCCCTGACGATGCGATCGGCCTGCCTCTATAGCTTTCTTGATACGACTCCACTCGTCTGACTGGGACCAGCTAGCCTCCGTATAGCTCCCTTCCTTCAGCTTACGAGCCAACGACTCAAAGGCACTACCCACAGACACCCTATCTTTATCTAGTAGCAACCCTTCTGCTAGTAACGACAACCCAGGCAAGCTATCTGCTATACTCACTGAGCCATTAGACAAGCCTGAGACTCGCTTACTCCATTCCAAATACAATGACATACGCCTATTCCTTTACTATTCAACTAAATATCTACTCCGACCTGTAGCTTGGCACTCACATACACCAGCAACGCATCATACTTACGCATACCACACCTAAACTCTGTCCCTTCATACAGCAACGAGCGACTATACTCCGCAAAGAGCCGACCTCGCCAAGTATTATCCCAATGGCTATCCAGCTCTCCACTCCTATCCTTACCATCTGGACTGATACGACTCCATATCAATGGTGGCTTATAGCGTGACAAAGACAAGTAGCGACGCTCCAAACCATCACGCGAGACTAGCTCTGCACTCAGACGAGACACGCCTCCTGTGACCTCCGACTCTACAACATCTAGACACAACAGCGACGACCTAAGCACATCGCCTAGAGTCATATTATACGTCACTCCCTCGAAGCCGTCTGTTACATAACCATCCCGCACATACCCTTTACCCTTACCCATATACCGTGACAAGCGACCCTCCTCAATCCTATCCAAAGGCATCGACGCCTCCAATTCCCGATACGCTTCTTGCTGGTAGGCCAACTCCACTCCTAGTTCACGAAAATCAACCGCCAGCCCCTTAAGCGTATCTTGATTCCCCTCAACCTTATCCTGCAAACCCGCTAGACGAGGCATCACCTCACGAGCCACATACTCCCCCACAGGCTCCTTGTCGTGCAGGTACAACTCCCCATCACGATACACCAACCGAATATCCCCCTCCGCATCACTCAGTACCACACGCCCTCCCGACAACCCACTATCCTTAAAGCGCCCTATACGTCTCAACTCTGACATCTCGATTCCTTCTTCTCTTCTACACCTCGCCTAGCCAAACCCCAAGCAATACTAGCCAACCGATCCGCCAAGGCTTCTCGCTCAAAAATCGTACTCACCAAACTAGCGCACATCCACACCACAGCAGGACGCAACCAATCAGCCATATCCACACGCAGCACATCATCACCTCGATGACTCCCCAAAGAATTCAACCCATCAGGCACCGCACCACCAGCACCTACAACACGTGGCTCTCGCACAACCACCAAATAAGACAACTCGCCCGAACCTGCTCCCTCCAAATTATACCGCCCGCCCAACATAGGATAACGCTTGTCCAACTGCGACACATAACTAGGACGACAGTCCAGCGCTCGCACGCCACGAGGACTATACACCTCAGCAACAAGAGGCTCGTGACGACTACCACCCACATACGGATTAAACTGCATCTGCCAAGCAACACCATCAGGCTCGCTCAGTTCACGAACCTCCTTACCCCAACCCACCAGCTTAACAGCCACAAAGCGCAAGCAATCAGCAGGCAACTCCACCAAGACACTACCCACACCACCCTTATCGATATCCACACTACGCACGATAACTAGAGGACGTCCATCACCCACCTCCTTATCCCACAAACCATCACCCGCCTTATCCCCATCCACAACCTTAAAGTCCTTCGGTCCCATACGACTAGGTTCACCGCCCGCACCCTGCACCAGCCGTATAGCATCAGGCAGCACACGCCAGATGTACTCGTCCAAATGAGTCCCGTCATAGAGCAGACGACCACCTTCTACAGTAGCCTCACTGCCCCAATCGTACTCATTCAGACGAGTCTCCACCTCTGAAACAACCGAACCTAACAGAAACACTAAAACAGAAAACCTGAAAACCAATAAATCCTCAAAACACGTATAACCCGCTGTAGGGACGCACGATCCGTGCGTCCGTTGTATCAAAGCAAGATGACTAGCCACTATAGCACCCGCCCCGTGGGTAGCGCTGGAAGCCCCGTATTTGCTCCTCTCGTCTACCCGTCGGGGGCGGATAGCTTGTTATCTGAGCTATCAGAGAGCACTGTTTCGGCTTGTGGCACTTACTGCGCTCTCCGATGGTTCTGATACCTCCGATGACTCCGATAACTCCAGCCAACAGCCAAAAGCTAATAGCTAACAGCTAATTTACTTTCCAATCAGGAAACTCCAAACCATACTCCTCCACAAGCCGCAGCACCTCCTGACGATTATTCATACGCGCATACACCACACCGCACTCACGATTCAGATAGTCACGCACACCCTTCAGCGTACTAACACCTTTCACAACCTTGCTGCCCTCCGAATCCTCTACTGACTCAACACTCGGCTCTTCAGCAGAATCAACACTCGGCTCCTCAGCAGAATCAACACTCGGCTCTTCAGCAGAATCAACACTCGGCTCCTCAGCAGAATCAACACTCGGCTCCTCAGCACATCGCTCAGTCACTCGCCAGAATAGACAACACCCATCGGACAGCATCTCATCTAGCAGCTCCACCTCACCACCATCACTCGTACTATACCGACAGCCGTCCTCCGCAAACGTCACACGACGCCACAACTCGCCACCCCGGTAGAGTGGCAAGTTAAGGCGATTGTGAGCTTGATACACTACTCGTACCATCATATCACTTCATCGAAAACGGGATCACACGCATATGCGCATTCGGGTTCTGTAGATACAGAGCCGTACAGCGCGTCAGTACCTTAGCATCCACATCACGCTGACCACTAGAGCGTAAGTCTAGATTCTGACTTTCGGACACACCCGCAAAGTCCTTACGACGCAGGAAGTCCTCATCGACAACAAAGGCACACTTACTCTTGCCAATCACATCCAGCGACTCATCATAGATCACATCAAACGAACCAAAGTTCGTCGACATAGTCTGAAACGTCAAGTCAAACCTCGTAGACGGAGTCACATTAACCTCATTACCCAGCTGTAAGAGAGATAGGTCACTCATAAACTCGCTACCGCAAAACATCGTCTTACGCTTCGAACCATTAGACCCAACAAACGCCTCCTTAAACAGATTCACAAAGTCCTCTGCCGTAATCTTATCACTCGTAGCACTACCCACGATCACATCCTTACCAGCCTGTGGCCAGATACCACCAGTCGTGTAGACCTCCTTCTTATTCTCATCATAGATAAGACGCTTACTACCCACGTAAAAGCTCACGCTCATACCTCGCATCATATCAAACAGTGCATCCTCCTCCATATCGCTCATCGTGAAGTTAACCTCCTTATTAGCAATCTTCATTGCCGTGGACTCCTCAACCTGAGCCTTAAACTTCTGAGTGTTCTGCTCCTTAGGACGGGGATACACAGCATACGGAGACGTCTGTATATCAGTCTCATTATGCGCTCTACCTGCGCGGATCACCTTACTATCCGCAGGTACCGCAGGAAACTTCACACTGCCACCAGAATCCACCGTACCATTCACAGCCGTGATCTTAACCTTACCCCCATTAGCCTCGATAACATACGCCATAAGAGGAGCATGAGGAGTCTCCTTACCAAGCTCATCATATCCCTTTACACCAGGGAAGATCAGCGTCTCATACTTAGAGAAGATCTTATTATCTCGACACTCCAGCTCTGCCACCTCAGTGCCAGCCGAGATAGCCGTCTTGACCGAAGTCTCTATAGGTAGCGTATCCTGCTCATAATACTTAAACGCCTGAGTCTTAGTCGTACTAGACTGAGCTCGTAGCGCAATTGCCGTCAGCGGATTACTCTGTGGTCGTATCTTAACCAGCACACGATCCACATCATTAACCACCAGGTCAGGAGACACCGCACGAGCCTGCTGTACAGTCTCTATATCTCCTACACCTATAGCTGCTGCATCAGTCACACCAGCTACCGTATTAGTGCCATGCTTAGCATCTACATCTGCATAATCCTTTGCCATAACTTATCCTATCTCTTTTGTTATTATACCTTACTACTTCATATCATACATACTCGGCCTGCGTAGTGGACGCACATCTTCCACATCATCCACAGCTGACTCCATATTTCCACCCGTAGGATGAGGCAGACCATCACCCTCCGTACGCTTACGCTCCAGCTCGATACGCTCATTACGCCCATCTACAAGACCACGAGTCTCAGCCGTAGCCACATCCTGCGTGTACTGCATACCCTTCCACAACAGCTCCAGCGTCTCCTTACGCACCAGGCCAGTTATACCCTCATCAGCTATACGCACGAAGAGATCCACTAGATCCCCCATCTCATCATCGCCCAGCTTATGTTCCTCCGCAAAGCTACTGATCACCTCCCCACTCTCCTCTAGATTACGCTCACGACGCTCACTATCCTCACGCTCCTGTCGCTCACGCTCGGCCGTCTCCTCGATACGCTTCTGATTCGCCTCAGCTACACGCTTAGCAACTTCAGGATCACGCATATCCTCCTGCATCAAGTCATAGTAGTTCTTTGCAAAAGCCACACTAGGCTCCTCACCGTTAGCCATATCATACATCACATCCACAAAGCGCGGATCTCGGCTAAACATCTCCTTGAGCTTCTCATCACTCTCTGCTAGACGATCATACTTGCCACGCAGCTCATCATCATAATCCAGATAAGCACCATAGCGAGCATCCTCATCATCATAATCCACGTCAGGGTAGTACGACCGTATACGATCCATATACTCCTCACGCTTACTACGAGGAGACGCACCACCCATAGCGGCACCCTCCACATCACCCCCATCTGCTACACCCTCCACACCAGCAGGACTGTCAAGCGTAGCCATAGCCTGCTCATCATAATCTCTTTCTGTAGCCATACACTTCTACATTCATTCTACTTTACAAAATCAAAGATACAGCACACACCCACTTATACCCCCCACAATATCCCAAATCCTCAGAGATTAGAAGTTAGAGATTAGAGATTAGAAGTTAGAGACGTGTAGCCCTTTGTAGGGACGCTCGCTCTGAGCGTCCGTTGTAGTACGACCAGACTGCGCCCTCCGATTGCTCCGATAGCTCTGATTGCTCTGATAGCTCCGATTACTATGCGCCCTCCGATACCTCTGATTGCTCTGATACCTCCGATCACTACGACAGCTCCACCCAACACCCAATTTGGCGATATCCAATTCCCATATTACCTTTGTCTCCATAAAAGGATCTCCCTCATCTGAGATGCCTGCTAGAGGCGCAGTACCCACACCCATCCCCACCTGCGCTTCTGCCTCTTAACCAGAGGTCGCGCAGACTCCCCACTCAGACGACTGGGAGATCTTTTTTACCAAAACATTGCACCCAAGAAACTCTTCAAGTAAAGTGCCAGCTTCAGCTTTTGTCCTGTGGCTAGCACTATAATAGAGGGAAAAGGGGCTATATCCAGCGAAAGCCATCGATATAGTCCCGTTTTTTATACCCATACAGTTCCCGCACAGACTTGACGGCTCGGAGCTTTATTAGGCAGGCTCAATGACTTATTAGGTAGGCTCGAAGACTTATTAGGTAGGCTCGTGCGTCCGTCGTAGTACCACCCCACTGCGTCTCCGATGGCTCTGATACCTCTGATACCTCCGATCGCTCCGATACCTCCGATCACTCCGATTCTCTCTAACCTCTACCCTCTACTCTCCCCCCTTCCCACCAAAATAAGTCTCAATCACAAACCGCCTAGCTGAGCTATTCAGCTCACGATCATCCTCGTGCTTAGTCTCTGGCACCGAGTACTTGTACATCGTCAGATAAGCATCAACCTGATCTCTAGGAGTCATCTTAGCAAACGCTGTATTGAAGTCCTCAAAGTGATCCTCAAGCCAAGCCGACATCTTAGCACGTAGATTCACGGACACATTATTACCGCTACCCATACGACGGCCTGGACGTGCCACAGGCACACCCTCCACAACCTCCATAAGCGAGTTAAACCCTCGCTCTGAGACCTCCGTCACAAGACACTTCTCACCCTTAGCACTCTTCCCTCTAGGCTTCTTACTCCGCACCTTACCCTGACCACCCACAACAACCTCCTTTGACTTACCTCTACTCTCGCTCATACTAATCTCTAATCTCTAAATCGACGCCATACGTCCCTCACTCCTCACATACACACCACCCACACTATCCACAGCCGTAGGCAAAGGCATCTCCTCGTAAGCTACATACAGTACTATCATACGAGTCATAACACGGTCATCGTGATTACCATTGCCACTCACATTTCCATAAGACCCATCACTACGCTTCTCATAGATCAAAGCCTCATTAATCATCTCCTCACATCGCTCCACATAGCCACCACCATCAGGCACCTCTCGAAGCAACGAAATATAATTATCGATGATCATACGCTTCGTAGCCTTATTCGTATGAAAGCCATACTTAGGTGGCACACCCTCACGAACCTGCACCTTAGACGCACGAGCATACAGATGCGGATAAACATCTGAGATCAAACTAAAGATAAACTCACTATGATCTCCGTCTGACAAAAAGCTCTCCATACGACTATCATACGTGTTACTCTCGAACACCAGCAGAGCATCCGAATACCACTTAGCTATCTGAGTAGCATTCCATGCCAATAAATCTATATCCGTATGTCCGTGCCACTCCGCTACAACCTCGGGTGCCTCTCCATAAAGCATCCAGTACCTATCCAAGACACAGATACAAGACGGGTCGCTACTACTGCTGCGCCCCCCAGGGTCTACAACAACCACATACCTATCGCGCACCTCCACACTACGATCGGGCCACTGCCACACCTTCAGGTGTCCATCACTCCGCTCTTCAAACGTCAACCCCTCCAGTAGCTCACCTCGCTTATGTAGATCCAGCTTAACCTCCGACACACTCACACGACTAGAGTACAGCTCGCCCACAGCGATAGCCTCCATACAACCACCACGCAGCTCCTCCAGACGCATACGATCGAAGATCATCTCACCCGAATGTCTAAACGCCTCCACGTCCGTACTCGGGAACTCCTGCATCATCTGATCATCACTACCCAGCTCCTGACGCTTTAGACGATACCACTGAATAGCCTCCAGTGTTGCGCCTAACGAAAACAAACTCCGCTCATACCCACTCAAGCTACGCACAAAAGTCTCCTCATCTCCCTTCACAGGACAACTATAGATATCTATGCAAAACCACTCCACAAAGACTGGCACATTACGCCCCTCACCCCGCTTAGCCTTCAGCCACTCCGTGTGAAAGTAATTCCCCACGCCCTTAGCCGTACTCTCATACACAATCATTGAGAGTGGCACATTAGGGATAATAGAAGTTACCGACGCTATCAGCTCCTCAGGCGTATTATTTGCCGTCGTAGGATAGACACCAACCTCCGAAAAGTGCGCCAAGTGACCCGACTGAGATCGAATACTATCAGGATGGATAGCACTACCCACCGTTATACTACACCCCCGACCATCTATATTACGAGCCGTCTGCATACCATTCTTCGGAGACAACGTCAGTGCCACACGACCCTCCTCCACGGGCATCGACTCCACAGCATGATTATACATAGACATGATATTTCGTGCTGCATCTTGTGTATGAGCGCAGATAGACGACGAGAAGCCCTTAACCAAAACTGCCTGAATCCACAAGAAGTACATCTGCACCAACGTACTACCACCCCACTGACGAGCCTTGAGCAAGATAACACGGATAGGCTCACGCCTCAGACGCATTTCTTCAAACACCCCCAGCAACCGCCTCTGACCCCTATTCAGCACAAACCGTATAGGCAACCCGCTCAGCTTATCCATAATCTTCAGATTAGTATAAGCATAGTACTCAAAATCATACCGACAGCGACAACGAGCGAACTCCAGCAAGAACGCAAAGTATATATCCTGCGTAAACTTACCGCCACCCGACTCTATCAACCCACGCACGCTACCACACCTCGCTAAGTCACGTACCACATCCTCCTTATCCCACATCTCACACGGCAACCACAGCACACCATCAGGATAGTCCGTCAAACGCAGCTCACGCCTCGGCGTACTCACACAACCCTCCCCCGTTAGAGGATTGTGGCGTGACCCATGCTCAGCCTTACGACGAGCATTCTCTGCGATCACACTACCTATATCCTCAAACGTCCAATCCATCAAAAGCCCATATTACGGATCGGATAACGATAGCTCCGCAGATACAACGTATCCACCAAGCCCCTGATGAAGTCCAGCTTATCCCCCAACGCTGCCTCTGAGTAACCCCTGAAGCCTTCCCTGATACCCATCAGCTCCATCCACCCCCCGATACAGACCGACACAATGTAATCCACAACACGCTGCTTGAACCCGCGCTCCCAAACCTCCGTGATAGGATACTCGGGTACACGACTTAGCACCACGATAACCTCCTCAACATCCGCACGAGACTCTCCATAGCACCCGAACGCACGCAAACGCTCCGACAACCCCACCAACGCCTCATCTATCAGTCCGCCCACACTATAACTACGTCCATCTCGATACAGCACCTCCTGACCCTCCTCACCATACACGCCACGACCATCCTCGCTCACCACGCGCAGCACATCGTTCCACGTCACACCAAACGTTGTCGCATCTTCATCTTCTGTCAATGCCACCTTCCGAAACCCCGCCCCATCACTAGCCAACCGAACCGCTACCTGCGACAGATAGTTATACACCCGATGCTTGATCTCCATATAAGAGATACTGACCTCTATACCCCCACACACCAATCGCTTATCTACTCCTTCCATCATCTCAATCGATTATCAAATGCCTCCTCATATCGTATCACAACATCCCCAACCTCAAAGCCACTAGGCACCAATCCCTCAAATGCCAACGCATAGTAACGCCAACCCCTACTCCTAGACATTCCTAGCACCACATCTCTATAACCCTCATTCCAACGACTATTCCCCACACGACCACTCAATCCTCTACGCACTCCTCGCAGACCTACCCACCGCACTCCATCTTGACTACCCAACAAATGAACCTGCACATAGCTCTCCGCACCTTCACGCTGTAAAGCAGAAGGCATACACAGCGATAGCTTAACACCCTCCACGCGACTATACCCACCTCCCAAAACCAAAGGAACCGTAACGGCTCGAACGCTCGTCAGAAGCCCCGCACCTAGATCCAGCGGTCGCCACAAGAACCTAACACCATCATCCCCCTGAGACACCCACACACACCTCCGAGACAACGTCATAATATCCCCACACCCCGCGCAAGGCAACCGACTCCACACCCCGCCTCGCAACCAATAAACATACGCCTCGCCAGTCAGCAACACTACAACAGCATCTCGATCATAATCATACACAACCCGCCGCACTTCTCTCATACGAGACGAAAAGCTACGCAAGTCTACTTCCCAAGACCCTGGCACGTTAGACGGCAAACCTTCCACTGCGCTTGGCAAGGTACTCACATCACTCTGACTATCCAGCACATCACTCAACTCCTTACTACCCCCATCACTCATCACACGCACACCCCTACTCGTACACAGCACCATACCAATAGGCGTACTCACCACGCCTACACCACCCACAACCACATCTCCTGACACGCGCTCCTTACGACCATACACCACATTAGCTTCACCCACGCTCATAGCATACACCCCATCTGTCGTAAACACATACAGCGGATAGCGTCCATAACGATAGTCGGGTGCCACATCATGCTGCATCGTACTGACACTCACCACATCTCCCTGAAACGAGTAAACGCCCCTCGTCGTAAATGCCTCCCCATTATCAGCCTCACTCACACGCAGCACCCCCTTACGATCCAACCAACTACCACACCCCCTCAACTGCTTAGCCAGCTCGCCCAAATCAACATTACCCCCAGAGCCTCTCACACTCACTGCGCCCTCCGATCGCTCAGATTGCTCCGTTCCACCCTCTCCCGTTTCATACGATCCTCTACCAGTACGACCACCACCACTACTACCACCACTATTACCACCTCCTGTCTTCCACTTACCTCCATAGCCACTCGTATCTCGACTATCCAAATAGCTAAAAGGCAACAAACCATGTCGCTTATACAGCAACCTCTGCACATCACTTGCCATCAAGCTCTTCTCACTGATACCCCCTCCTGGATGATTGCTAACCACCACACATCCCTCCACCAAGGGATTCAGCGTCCACACAAACAATCCCTGACCATTAAAGCGCCCCATGCTATGAGCACCCAAACAGACACGCCCAGCCACACCCATATCAACAACAACATACGCTCCTCCTGAACCCACAGATCTACGATCCAAACCTCGCCAATGAAGACCCAGCAAGCTACGAATACTTGAGTACTCACGCACACCCACCAGATGACTACGACCATTGATCGTAACACCATCCCCCTGTACCACATCGACACCCTGCACACGTCCAAAGTCAAACGGCTCCTCCTGAGCCCAGCGATCCATCGATCCCCATAGCGCATGAACCTCACCACGACCATCGCCATCGCCCTTAGACAGCGTCGTCACCTCGCCCCCAAACCCCACATCACGCCCAAAACGCTTCACCAAGCGAAAGCCGTCACAAGACTCCACAATACTCTCCCCCACACGACCTCCTTCCACCGAACAAGACTTACTTACATTAGAACTCTCAGGATCAATGCGCCCTAGATCATTCGTGTCCCGACCCACAATAGGGTCTCTATAAGGATCATAGCGATAAGCATACAAATCCACACTAGACACCAAGTCCCACTCTGACCCGCCAAAATCCATACCACTACCCCAACCCGCCAAGCCCACCGACACCTCAAAAGCATACATACCCACCTCTGCCCTTATCTCTCCACTATCCAGCGTTACCTTATCTTTAGTTTTCCCACTCACAGTAATCTTAAAGCTACCCACTCCATTATCAGGATAGATCTCCACCAACTCACTAACACCCACATAGCTACCATCAAATAGACGAACAGCTGCAAACATCAGATAGCGATCCGTCACAAAACCACTTTCCTCATTGATAGCACGCTTCACCTTAGGCATCATACTACACAAACCCTCAGGACGCAAAGCTACATCCCAGCACTCAGGACACGCACCATCCACATCTCTTGTCAACACACCAAGAGGACCTTCAGGGGGTCTATATGCAACCAAGACATCCTCCAAATGCGAAGTCTTAAGTCTAGTCTCACGACCTAGCCCGAAGCGTCGCGGATCAACCTCCACTCGCTGCCACGAAATACGCGCACGCAAGTCCGACAAGCGCACACGACTATAACCCAAACCCTCGCGCCACAGATAGGATTCATTGCGCAGAGCATCCCCACGACGATATTGCAGCGTCAGCAGATTGCCCACACTACGCATCGTCACATCCGCTCCATCCACAACACACAGAGGACTATCCACAAGATGCAAGACTCCCAGCTCGCCACTATCCCAGTATTTACCTGCTGGCACCTCACTCCACCACAACTCAGGACCCTTACGCACGACCACATGCTCCTCCCCACTAGACACCACATGCACACCCACCACATCCCCAACGTCCTTACCCCAAGCCAGCTCCACACTGCGATTCACAACACGCAGATGACCTCGCTCCCCTGGATGCATATTAACCAAGTCCACAAAATCACCATTACCCTCACCGCCCCACACGCCCTCCGTGCGGTTGATACCGCCAAACCTTATTCGCTTATCCATTACTCCTACTCATCAATTTCTTTAGACCCTAGATACGTGTAGCCCTTTGTAGGGACGCTCGCTCTGAGCGTCCGTCGTAGTACCACCCCACATCTAGCCCTCTGTAGGGACGCACGATCCGTGCGTCCGTTGTATCAAAGCGAGACTGCGCCTCCGATGGCTCCGATACCTCCGATGGCTCCGATTACTACGCGCCCTCCGATACCTCCGATCCTTGCGCTCCCCCCTGCGCCCCAGCCATATTACGCTCTATCGATGCCAACAGCTTATCTGCATAACCCAGCGTACTATTCTCGATCAGCGTACGCACGTCTATAGCTCCTGCACTAAACAGCTGCATCAAGAAGTCCTGCTGCATAGCACGATATACAAGCGTACCACTACTCTCCGTCAGCGACAGCGTAAAGTCCACATCTCGTATCAAAGCAGGGTCATACAGATTATAGTCCCCATCACCTCCCACGACACCAATATACCGAGGTTCATCATAGTACTGCATCACCAACTTCATATTCTTCAGATCACGAGACTCACGCAAACCTCTAAAGCTCTCCATCAGATCCGACAGCATAGCACTACTATTCTGAGACTGAGCCGCATACATAGCAAACGATTGATAGCGATCATCACTGCGCTGTCCCTGCAAAGCTCCACTCACACCCGACACATCATCAAACATACGGAGCTGTACACTCAGCATATCATACACACCCGTATTGCTCGCATTCGATATCAACTGACTAGGACCAGGAGCACCCGCCTTAGCTCGATACATAATGATACCATTATGACGCTTCCACTCACTAGCTATATCATCGATACTCATACTACTAGGTAGCGCATCCTCAGGCAAGAGTAGCACACCCTTAGCACTAGCCTTCTGCGTAAAGTCCTGCATCATCACCAAGCGATTGATATGACGCTGCACATCAATACTATCACTCACAAACGACCGTGCCACACCATTGTAAAACGGATAAACCTTCAGACTATACGGATGCCCTCGATGCTTGTACGGTGTCTCTCCCTCTGCCAATACATCCCCATACGGACTCATATAGCGATAATACCAATAACGATCTATAATCCACTCAGCCTTGATCAACCGAACATCAGACACCCCCATAGCCTCCGCCTGTGACTTACGGCGAGCATTCTCCGCAAGAATACCCTCCCAGTCACTCAGCTCCGCAAGATAGTATCGTCCTCGCAATGTATCGTGACAACGGATACGCTCCTTAGACTCCTTAGTCCAAACCTCTATCACACGACACAAACCACTATCCAACGGCCTATAGAAACTCAAATCCTCTACCTCCTCACCCAGCCACTGCTCCACACCACTACGCACCTCCTCATCTAGACGCATACGATACACCTCCTTGATACGCCTTGCCTTACTCGGGTCGCCCTTACTAAATGCACTCAGCACATCACCCATACTCATATCATGCACCTCGCCAATCAACGTGATACCCTTACCACGAGGATCTTCCGTGTACCCCTCCACAAACAAGCGATTGTAATTAACCAAGTCAACCCACACATTAGACATATCAGCCTCATAGTCCCACGCATAGTACGACCGAAAGCACGCACACCCACTCACCACAAACATCTCCAGCGCTCGCCTATCCAGCTCCCACAAGTTATTCGTCTGATACACATACTTCATCGTCTCTGTCATCACATCACTCAGATGCTCATCATCTTTCCTACGTGCCAAGCACACGGGCTCAGTACGCTGAGACGAGAACTGCCCCAAGATAGCACGAACCATAGGTGCTATACGATTATTCTTCAACGGCACATTACCCTCACGCTCGATGATCTCACTCTCCTTCACAAACTTCCCAAACTCATCCAGCACACGATCACTCCACTGATCACCACGAGCATAACGAGCACACCTATTAGCATTATCTCGAAACGTACGCATACTACTCCACGCACGCTCCGCACGTCGTAGCGTCGCCCAGTCCACATCATACGCACTACGACCCGACTTATTCAAACCCGCACTATCAAAAACCTTCATATTATCCTCCTTATAGTATCACAACTCACATAGTAACTAGGTGCCTCACACCACACCACACGACTCACAGCATCCTCTATACCCATACCCAGCGCCAGGAGCGGCATAACCTCCATAACCAAATAAACAGCCCGATCATGCGCCACAGCACTCTTAAAGCTATCCAAATACCCCACACCACCCCGCAGATACCCACGCACGATCTCCACGCCCCTATCCACCGAGAGATAAAGACACGGAGCCACCTCCAGCATCACCTCTCCAAGCAACGCCTCACGACTCATACGACTAGCCACATCGCTCCCCAAGCGACGTACAACCCTTTCAAAACTCCTACGCAAATCCCCCCTGCGACGATCCATATCTCTCACTTCACAAAGATAATCATATATCTGCCCTTAGCTGACGTGTAGCCCTCTGTAGGGACGCTCGCTCTGAGCGTCCGTCGTAGAGCTACCCCCACTGCGCTCTCCGATGGCTCCGATCGCTCTGATCGCTCCGATTGCTCCGATTCTCGCGTCTGCGCTCTCCGATTGCTCTGATTGCTCCGATCGCTCCGATCACTACGCGCCTCCGATACCTCCGATCGCTCCGATTACCGCGCCACACCAACCCCCATCATATACCCCTTGATCTCACTATACATCTCAGCCTCCACCTGCTGCAGCTCACCACGCCAAGCCCTATCCTCCTCATCTGTCAGCATACCACGACGACCCTTATACTCCTTATACAGCTTATCAAAATCCTTAAACCACCCCTCCAGCATCTCATAGTCCACACCATTGCCATACTCCACTATAGACCGACTACGAGCATCATACTCACGCATACTCTTAGCACCCTCAAGAGACTCACGCATACCTCGCTGCACCTTACTACGAGACTCCACCTCTCGACGCAACTCCCAAAAGCGCTCCTCGATACCACGACCTCGCAGGCTATCATCATAGCGATAGAACCGATTCGTCACAGGACTAGCACTCACAGCTCCACGCACACCTTCTGCTGCCACCGCCCTATCAATCTGATCCAGCATCTGCACAATACCCCCGAAATACTGACTACACAGATAGCTATACACAAGAGGATCACTCAGCGGTGACAATACACCATGACGCCACTCTGACACATACTTATCCTGACCAATACCATTGATCCACTTGCTCACAGACACCTGCCACTCGGGCGTATGCTTAGGCAAGCGCTTATACAACGGCAACGTCCGATCCACATAACGACTCTCCCAGCGCAACGCCCCACCATAGAAATTCTGATTAGCCAGCAAATCCGTAATAGGCTGAATCTGTGCAGGTACAAAACCACGACCACCACGATACAGACTGCTACCCACCGACTCACCACGACGCTGACCCTCCACCATACCAGCTAGAGGACTAGCCCCATTAGTCGGGTTGTACGCAACAATCTCGCCCATACTATCCATACTACCCAGCACAGCCTCCACAGCATCCTTCTTACCACTCACCAGACCATACAGCTCCTGTCCAATACCATAGAACGCACGCATCTCTATCGCTAGCGGTACCTTCACATAGCTATCCTTATCCACCACAAAGCACACATTACTCTTACGCACCGCTGGATTGATAGCTCGATACACATCCCCATGATCATCATCACCATCTTGAAGCGCTGCTACAGCATAACCTAGCACCATAAGACCCGCCACAACAGCACTACTGCCCCACGGATTCTCCACAGCCACACCATAAGCCAAGTTCATACCCTGCACACCAGCATTGAAAAACATCTGGCAAGCACCTATCAACCGATACAAACCACTACGACCCGCACCTTTACGATTGAAATTAACACTCACCTCCTTAGCATCACTAATCGACTCCGTAACACCACGACCCATCTCTCGACTCGTCACATACGTCGCAAAGCGTCCCCAGCTCTCGATCATCTCATTCGGACGAGCAAAGAGATTCAACACATCCTCACCCACACGTACAGCGCGACCCTTACCGCCTGCGTCCAAAAGACTATTCACACGCCTACGTGCCTTATGCTCACTCAGCAAACGCGCATAACCCGTCTGTCCACCAAACCGCTTAAACTCATCCCAGTAAGCATCCACCTCTCTAGACACGCCAACACCCGCATGACCCTTACCCCATATACGACCCAAGATCAGTGGAGACACACGCAAGTAATTACGCATATAAGCTCGCGTGTACACACCTCCTCGCTTCAAGAAGTTTACCGCCAGACTCATCTGTGCATCTCGCAGCAGATTCACAACCATAAAGTTCGGATTACGACTTGTCACATTCTGAGCCATACCCCGTAGCAAACCCTTAGCAAATCGTTCCACATCCGTATCCTCGCCCACATTGATTCGATTCACAGCCTGAGCCAGATCAGGACGACCATTCACAAACACTAAATGCTCACGACCACCTATCATTACCTTCACAACATGCTCACCTAGAGAGCGAGCATCTGTCAGATAAGCCACACGAGCACCCCGCTCACGGATCAGCGTCACAGTACCATCTGCCAAACCCTCTCGCATACGATCCTCAAACTCCTCTATATCCTCCGACGCAAAGCTACTAGGATACAACGGAGTCAACAGCCCATCCTCACCCACACTATAGTACTGACGACCCAAACTCGTGTAGTCACTCGGATAGTTACTCACCAACCCATAAAAAGCCTGCTTCTCCACATTGTGATACCCGCCAATCACTGCACTACGTATCTTACGATACATAGCCAAGAGTGGCCGATCAGGACGGGACACACGACCCTTAGCACGCTGGATAGGTTGCACAAAGCCACCCACATGATCATGCATATACTCATAGTCCCCACGTGACTCCTCCGCAAAGCCCTGCATAGGCACATACCACTCATACATACCGCTCACAGCCTCATAAGCCTCCTGAGACATCATACCACAATCACGCCACACAACCAGGACAGCATCATTCACAGCTCGCACAGCCTCCCACAGCTCCTCCACAGACAACCCACGACTACGCATAGCCTCCTCAAACCGCTCTACCAAGTCCTGGACACCTTCCACACCGTCAAACAACTCATGACCCGCAAAGTGTACCGGTATATCCTCTCCCAGCTGCGTCTCATAAGCATACTCCAGCTCTGCCTCCTTAGCCTTATACTTAGCCTCTGCCTTACGTCGCTCACTTGAATCCAACCACAAAGGATCATCCGCATGCTTAGCATCTAGCTTAGCTAACCTTTGCTCCACACCTCGCTGACGCATATATGCATTACGCTCTGGCGCATGCTTAGCAAAGAGATAATCATCCAGCTGTTCACCCGTCAAGCCTAACGCACGAGACACCTCTCTAAGCTTCTGAGCCAGCCGACGATACACTCCGCCCTCCAGCTCCTCAATCTTACTCGTAGCTCGACTACTCGTCTGATTATATCGCATCCACACACTACGTGACCCCTCCACAGGACGACCTGAGAGCGCACCCACACGCTCCTCATACACACGGATAGGATTAGTAGCATCAACCCATTCTGTCTTAACACGCTCACGACGCTGCACCAGCGAGTTGTCCATCACTCCACTCAACCCCCACATCACGCCACCAGCATCTAGAGACACAGACTGACCATAACGCTCCCTGAGACGCTCCATACGCCCCACAAAGGCACGCTCCGTAGGAGACAGCTTACGACCCATCAGCTCAGCATCCGCCTCTCGACGACGACGATAACGACGCTTCCGCACGCCTCGCTCCACTACATCACGAGCCGTCTCATCTGCACTTCCTGACTGCGCCTCCCGATCGCTCTGATGGCTCCGATCGCTCTGATAGCTCCGACTCTCGCGCTCCGATTCTTTGGGATTCTCAAATTCTTTTACTACCTTTGTAGCGAGTTCTAAGTCTAGATAGTCCACCTCGGCGAGATTGATTCGCCGTTGGGCTATCTGATTTAGGACTCTTTTTTTATCCACATACCTCAGCTTACCCTGTGTTACCCAGTTAAGCCACTCGGAAGTATCCTTTGGAAACAAGCCCCGAATATCATTAACCTCTAGACCACGCTGAGACTGATTGAAGAATATACCTACGAGGAAGTTCTTACCTCCACTCTCCAGCTCCACAATAACATTCTGACTCTTTGACCCATCTCCATAGTCAAACACAGCCAAGGGTCTAGACAAAGCTATAGGCAAGTCTCGTACAGCACTCATATCAAACGGGTGATTAGACTGCTCACTCTTACTCCTCAGCCTACTAGCAGACAACTCTATAGGCAAGTTAGGCACACCCGCACCCCTAAGCACAGCACTCGGAAGACCCAACCGATACACATGCCCCTCAGACTGCCTACCACCTATTTGCTCCGACAGCTCCGAGTTAAACCAATCATTCACAGCCTCTAGCTCGGACTCTTCGCCACCATCTACACGCCTAAATCGGGTTCGCTTGTTCAGCTCCGCATCTGTAAACTTCGTATAGAAGTCCCCACTATTCTCCTGCTTACGCTCTTCTACAAAGCCACCCACAACTTCATCAAACGACCTATTAGCCTGACGAGATTGCTCCTGCTCAGCATACGACACAACCAAATCATCGTAGTACTGCTCCAATCCCTCTAGACGCTTATCCACATCTGCTATATCTCTAGTCAGATCAGATATACGACCCTCAGCACGCTCCACAGCACCCACCTTACGCTCCAATCGTGCCTTAGCTCGGTCTGCCTTCTCTCGCTCCTTCTTGATCAAACTCTTCTGACTAGACACCTCCCAAGAGCTATACCGACCCGCATTAGCCACAAGACCCGACTCCATCGAGTCAGCCCTAGACTGACTCTCATTATAAGTCGTCAAAGCATCTTCTAGGACAGACTGCTCTGCAACGAGAGTCTCTCGCTCATGTTGTAGCTCCTTACGCTTCTCGGCCGTCGCAAAGCTCGCCCTAGACTTAGGATCACGGATCAAATCCATCTTCAGCTCCTCTGCATCGATATCACCCACATCAACTATATCTGCATCAGCTCGCATGGCCTCCTCATACAGACGCTGCTTAGTCTGCAACTTCTGAAGCATAAAGACATCCGCACTATCCTCCGTAAGCATATAGTTCACACGAAGATGATGCCACTGATTACCCTGACGCCAACAGCGACCCTCCACCTGTATCAACTGAGTAAAGTTCCACGGAAGAGACAGAATATACAGATCCGTAGCATTACGCTGTAGGTTCACCCCCTCCTTAATAGCAGGAGAGCCTAGCACAACCTTAATCTGACCATCATTAAAGCCCTTCTGAATACGCCCTCGCTCAGAGATACTCGTCTTACCACTCAAGATAACAACCTCATCCTCCTTATAACCCACCTCGCGTATCAAGTACTCACGAAGCAAATCGAAATACTCTATACCCAGCTCCGAGTATATCAATTGACCCGAACTCTCATTCCCTCGCTTACTCTCAGCAACCAGACGCATCGTCGCTAAGAGCTTAGGACTACCCTCGACAAACTCCTTGTAATTCCTAGCCGTGAAACCACTCGCACCTGACGCAAAAGGCGAGAAAGCTATCAAACGAGCATGACCTATACCCGCTAGCTTCTGCTTATCATCTGTCAGCAGAGCACTCAGAGCTGTCATAGCATCACGAGTCATATCATTCTGAGGTACCTTATACTCCTTGACGTGACGCTCAGGACGTACCAAGTTCGGATTATCCTCCACACCCTTGACATCGACAAACTCCCGAAGCAGATTATTAAAGACTGCATTGTTCTTAAAGCGACGCACAGCCATACGCTCCGTCACAGAACCATCGGCTCCAATCTCCAAGTCTGGCTCGGCCTCCATAAACGTCTCAAAGAACTGCTCCACACGATAGAACCCTAGCTCCTTCAGACGATCATTAGCCACTAGTGACAACACAGAGTAATACTCCAAAGGCTTATTCGTAAACGGCGTAGCACTCAGCAACACAACATTACGACCTCCATTCTGAGACTGTATCCACTGAGCAGCTAGCCACGTCTTGATACCCAAATCACTCGTACGCTGACTCTGACCCCTAAAGTCTGACGCAACATTCTTATCCAAACGAACCTTACCAACGATATGATTCGCATTATGAACCTCGTCAAAAACCATATAGTCAAAGCCCAAATCTTCAAAGCTATACTCCTGCCTAGCTCCTCGCATCATACGACCCACCAGACGATCCACCTTAGCCCGCTTCTTTTCCCTATCACGAGCACTAGACTGATGCGTCTTCAAGTCTTCCTGGATATAGGTGAACTCACCAGCCATACGATCATAAGTCTCATCCTTAAAGCCCATACGCTTAAGACCCTCGTACGTAACCAAGGTTATCTCACCCTCACCAACAGAAAAGTCCGTCAAGTCATAGCTAGCTCCTAGATTCCCCAACACATTAATCTTAGCCTCAGGCAAAGCCTCATAAATAGTCTCAACCCACTGCTCCAAGATACTATCATTAGGACACACAATAAGCGGTCGCTTAGCATGCCCTCGCGTCATAGCCTCATGAGCCGACAAAACACCACTCAGCGTCTTACCAAATCCCACCTCATGCGCCAAAACGCCAACACCTCGCATCGACATACGACCCACTCCTGCCAGCTGGACGCTCGTCAACTGTAAGGGCTTACCATGGAAGTTCTTATTGATCTGACTAAACATCGGCACACCAGTATAGTCAGGAGTGTAAGTACCATTATAAGCATGATTAAACTCACGCTCCACAACCTCCTGCTCATCCTCAGTCAGCTCATGCTCCAAGAACTCACGGAACAGACGATCTCCCACATCCTTACGACGACGACGCTCTGCAGCATTCTCAGCCTTATCACCTCCCCTGACAGGCCTATTCTCGATATATGACCGAACCTCCCACTTACTCGAGCGACCAAACGCATCATACGGCAACTCCTCCACATACTCCAAAAAGCGTTCCTTGAGAGACTTCTCACCCACAGTCGCATTGCCACTCATAATAGGTAGCATCAGGGACTTGACAAACTCAACATTCGGCGTCAAGTAAATATGTCCCAAATCCTTGTATGATGGTAGCACAGCTTCAAGTAAAGCCTTCTGACCCAAATACTGGTTCTCCTCAATCTGACCCGATGCATACAACCGCTCCAAATTTTCAAGCCTAGCATAGATATTCCCTGAGCAATAGTAAAACCGATGCATCCACCGACCATCTCCCACATAGCACGCCACAGACGGGTGCGCCTCGGGATGAGATAAGTAACCTCCCAAGTCACAATCCGCAAACGCAGACATCTCCTCCTCCGTAAAGCTCTTGATAAACTGATCACTAGCATTGACCACCTCATCACCTTTCGACAGATCATACTTAATCTGACCACGCTTTATCTTCGGCAACCCACTCCCCTTTCTCTTACTCTTTCCCTTACTCTTCCCCTTTTCCTTTACCTCACTCTTTCCCTTACCCTTTTCCTCAACCGTTCCATCCCCCTCACCAGTCTCACCCTTAGCTACACCCACCTCCTCAGACGTGTAGCCCTCTGTAGGGACGCTCGGTCGAGCGTCCGTTGTAGTACGACCCGACTGCGCCTCCTCTGATAGCTCCGATTGCTCTGATTGCTCCGATACCTCCGATCCTTGCGCCTCCGTTACTGCGCCCTCTGATCGCTCCGATTCCTCCGATGGCTCTGATAGCTCCGATACAGGCGCCTCCGATTGCTCCGATTTCTGCGCCTCCGCCTCCTGCAGCACCTCAGATTTATCACTCCACGCTACATATTCCTCCTCACGACCATAGCGATTCTTGCGAGTACCCAACTCACCTAGCACATGATCAGGATGAGACTCAAAGTAATTATGAGATCCCTCACCCTTATACTTAGAGTCCTTACGCAAGACAACAACATCTGTACCCACATCAGTACCCGCAAAGACCCCATTAGGCAACCTATACGCCACCTCAATACGCCAACCACGCTCTACCTTATGACGATTCAACCAACCACTAGGTAGAACCATCGCCAAGACACCACCCTCGCGCAACAAGTCCAACGAACGCTTGACAAAATAATCCTCATACCTAGCTATCCTAGACTCCTCACCCAATCCTCTGTACTTACCTCTATGATCTCCATACGGAGGATTACCAAGCACCAAGTCATACTCCCCCATAGACTCAGGCTTACGCTTACCGCCTCGCTCGTCCATAAAGAGAGACTCAAAAGGTGCTATACAAACATTAGCCTCAGGGTGCAGAATCTTAGCTATACGTGCTGAAATCTCATTAACTTCATAAGCCCGAATCAACGCTGAGCGATTAGCCAGATTAGTGATGCCATCTAAGAAATTCCCAACACCTACACTAGGCTCTAAAATCAACGCAGGACGTTTGGCATCACCTATCTCAGGCAAACCATCTAAAACGCGCTTCACAAAAGAGACCACACCCCTAGGCGTGTAGTACTCATCCAGCACCCCACGACCACTCTTAGCGACACCGCCACTCCTATAGCCAGACACAGCACGCCTCATCTCATCCGTTACATCTCCTGTCAGGACAACCTGTCCATCGACAACATCAGTAACAGACGAGACTAGCTCTGCTATCTCAGCATTGCTATAACGCTTATTGTCCTCTACAGATCCAGAGCCACGACCATCACGAGTCGCACTAGACCCAGCACCCGCCCCTGAATCCTCTTGACCAGCAGACCGACCTACGACTCCATGCCCAGATCTAGATTCATGTTCTGAGCCGCCGACAGCATCGTCCCCCCGCTCAGCTTCGCTATCTGATCTAGACGAGCCACGATGTCCCTCCGTGTGTAACCCCTCGTCAGAAGACGCTGCAGGTTCGAGTACTCCGACAGGCGTATCCCCTCCTTGTTCAGCTTCGCTACTGCCCAAAAGTCCTCTAGTACCCACTCCATCAGAGGCTCCCGAGGCTCCTGCGCTAGAACCTTCAGTATCCCCACCGTTAGATAAGGTAGACACTCCCGAGGCAACATCGTCTCCTCTTGACTGCTCTGGTAGCGAACCTTCTTGATCAGCTCCGCCTTCTCTGGCGTCATCGCCATCTTCTCTTCTTCCATCATCTTGATTTTGTTCTATTACTGGTTTTAATCCCGACTCCTCACCCTCACGTGTAGCCCTTTGTAGGGACGCACCGTGGTGCGTCCGCTCCTCGCCATTCGTAGGGGCGGACCTACGTGTCCGCCCGCCCTCGTCACCACCTGACTGCGCCTCCGATGGCTCCGATTGCTCAGATCGCTCCGATTGCTCAGATTGTTGCGTCCCCGCTTTCCTATTCCCGACGCTTTTACTACCTTTGCCACTAGAAGGAGATGTTGTGGAAGAGTACTCGTTAGTATTCCTGTCCTCAGTCATAGTACTAGACGAGCCGGCCTTGGCAGGTAGGCCGTCTCTCGATACGGGTACAGATCCACCCTCTCCTGTTGGCGAGTTAGACGTACCGCTGGAAAGGGCTCCAGCCTCCTCAGACTCCTCTGTTGAGCCTGAGGGCATGATGAGGGGTTGCCCGTCCTCACCTCTAGTAGTCTCGCCTTGAGAGCTGTCAGGAAGAGCAGAAAGGGCTGCTGCGGCTTCTTCAGAAGTCTGTGTGAGGTCTTGCCCACCCTCACTGACAGAACCCTCTCTTAGAGAAGGAGCTTTCTCGGTAGAGTTCCCGCTGCGGGTCGCAGGGCTATCAGGATATCCAACCTGCGTTTCCACATCCTCTTGGCTCTCGGTAGCGGAGTCAATGCCTAGTGCGGGTACGGCAGAATCGAGAGGCTCCTTCTTGTCTACCTGCTCATCACCCTCAATCAAATCCCTACCCACAGACACAGGACTATCAGACCCATCAGGCAAAACCATATACAAGTCTGAGTCCACAATACCCACAACCTCGCCACCACGTACCTCACCACTAGATTCATCTCGCCAGCGGATACGACTACCCACACCTACACCACTACCCTCACGAGTAGCCCTCTGCATGCCAGACGTATTGCTACTAGCACCACGTGTAGCCCTTTGTAGGGACGCACGGTCCGTGCGTCCGTCCCCGTCAAGACCAGACGACTCCTCATTGGGATGCCCGCTCCGAGCGTCCGCAGCAGCACCACTAGCACCACTAGGATCACTAGCACCACTAGGATCACTAGGATTAGTAGGTTCACTAGGATTAGTAAACTCACTAGCCCCACTATCACCCGATGGCTCCGACGGCGCAGAAGGCTCTGACGGATTAGATGGCTCCGATGGCTCCGATGGCGCAGACGGATTAGATGGCACAGACGGCGCTGACGGATTAAATGGCACAGACGGATTAGACGGCTCCGATTCATCCGATACACGCGCTCCCGATTGTTTCTCCTCCTGCATCGCTCGCACTCCACGGCTCAGCATCATACGGATATCACCATCACTCACCTTAAGCGACAGACCCAATCCGTCCAGCAATTGCCTAAAGCCTGCTACGATACGATCCCAAACACCAGGATTACTATACGTCTCTGCCTGATGAGCTATATACTCACTCGCCAAGTCACTAGTACTCAGACCAGGGTACAAATCTGCAATCTCCTCACGATCACGATCACTCATCGACTCCCACACACTGTCGAAGTAATCATACAGAGCCTTCCTGTCAAAAAGCGCAGCCAAGCCCCTATGACCAACCACCTCGTGAAGCACCGTCCGCTCCACACTCTTACGATTAACGCCATCACTGAGGATCACAACCTCACCACTGCGCTCATCATACCAACCACGCTCACTACCATCTAGCTTACCGCCCTCAGCCTCTACCTCCTCACGAGACATAACACGCCAAGGCACATCTACACCAAGCCTACCCATCACATCACGCACCACACCCTTCACATCATCTCGTGACAGCTCCAAAACACCTTGCTCGTACGCATCCATCATACCGCTCACAGCCTGCATACGATCCTCCATATCTGCCACAACCTTAGCCTGCACACCTTGATCTACAGCATCACGACCCAGCACACGAGCTACACGCACATCATCAGAGTGAACCTGCACACGGCGTCCATCAGCGCCACTCACCACTACAGCTCCTCCCGAACCGTCCTCAAGGCACACCTTACCATCACGCACAGCACCAGACACCAAGCACCCCTTAGCATCATTAGGACCATACGTAACCTCCACAACCTCATAGTCCACAACATCCCCAGCATCATCACGATGCGCCAGCACATCGCCATGAGCCCACTCATCCTCTAAGACCGCACGCCTACGAGACTCCAAGTCAGACTCCAGCTTACCACGAGCCTCCTCTATTTCAGCCTCAGACGCACCCACAAGCATCTCTCGAGACATCCAGTTAGACACATACCGCATCTCAGCTCCCACACGACGAGCCTCTCCCTCCAAGCTTAGACGCTCCTCAACCCCAAGCGACTCATCGCCCAGACGAGACACAACCTCCTCCAGCTTAGTATGCCTACTCAGTAATTCATCCTCCAGCTCCACATAAGAGCACCCACGCAAACGACCCTGAAGAGCATCCACATCACCGCCATTCGCACGTAGACTCTCAGCAGAGCGACGCACAGCCCCATTAACCTTAACCAAACGAGCTGTAGACCCCACAGCGCCTATACCTCCAAAAGCAACCTGCATAGGTAGCAACGCCACTGCCGTCTGCTCCATACCCGACAAACCCCACACATCTTTCATCGACTGATCTCCTATCAGCAAAGCATTAGCAGTTCCTCCCACCTGCTCCTCCAAAAACTCCTCAGCAAACCCGCCCACACGAGTCATCTCTCGCACAGGTGCCAGCATCCTCTTAGCACCCGTATAGAGACGACCCACAGCACGAGCCGACGGACGACTACCCAGCTTAGCTACTAGCTCTCCTACTGCTCCTCCCACTGCCTTACCCACACCACTCTTCGCCAACGGCTTAAACACAGCACGACCTACCAAGCCCAACCCCTTCATCATAGGCTCACCAAGCGTCTCACTAACCACCTCTATTGCCTGATCACCCAGTGCCTTAGCAAACGCCACCCCATAACTATCCTCAGCACCCTCACGACGACCACCAAAACCAACAGTATCACCACGACGACCAGCAGAAGCTCCAAAAGCACTAGAAACAACAGAAGCACCACGCTCACCCCCATCAAGACGCTCAGCTACAAGCCTACCATGCATACGCTCCTCTGCGCCTCCTGCCACACGAGGCATCTCAATAACCAGCGTACCAGCTATCTGTCCAGGAGCCTTCTTAAGCCACTCACCCAGATACCGACGCACAGCTCCCTTTACAGCTCCCTTTACAGCTCCCTTTGCAGCTGCCTTAGCGCCCGCCTTAGCTGCACCTCCAGCTGCACCACGTGCAGCACTACTCAAGCCACCGCCCAGCACCATATCGCGAACGAACGGCAACGCCTCCGCAGTCACACGACCAGCACCACTCCAATTATCCCCCAGCTGCTCCTCGTAAAACGCCCGATACGTATCTCGCACCGCAACCGCATCCAGCAGATTACGCTCAGCCTGTGACAACCCCTCACGACCCACCTTATCAAACTTAGCCATCGCCATCGTGATCGCCCTAGTCGTAACAGCATCCTCCACCCCAAAGTCCAGCAGCTTCATTCCCCCGTCCATATCGTCCCAAAACGTCTTGCCCATACGACTCAGCCACCCATCCTTGCCAGACACAACACGCTCCACAAGACGCCTGTCATTCTTGTAATCCCCGAGGACACGATTCGTAGCATAAAGAGTCTTCTCCTCATCACTACTACCAGCCACCGCATCAATCGTATCACGACCATAACGACCCGACAAAGCCCGCAAACCATACGAAATAGGGTTAGCCCGCCTATCTGCATCATCACGAGCCCTAGACTCCGCAAAAGCTTTGCCACCCATACCCGCCGTCTCCCTCGCAATACGATCCATCTGAGCCCCAAAGACATCCTGCTCTCCACCCTCCTCAGACTTACGGTAAGACCCAACATATCCACCAGCGCCACGACCCCGACCTCCAACAGTAAAGTCCCCACCACCAAGCGTCTGTGACATCTTAGCACCCTTATCCTCCCCTCTACCCGACAGCACATCAAGCGTACTACTACCCCAAGGACGACCCAGCCACACACCACTAGGCGTATCTGACAAACGAGCCAACTCCAACCCCTTCTTACGAGGATCTATCGGACTATGAGGCACACGCATCACATCAGGCGTTAGCACCACACCCGCTACTGCGCCTTCCGATCGCTCCGACGACTCCGATTTAGGCTGCACCTCCGACTCTTGCGCCTTCCGCCGCTCTCTACGACCCTCTTCAATATCCCAAATATCCCTCATCTCCCCTCCTCTTCCACGATCACTCACACCCTGCTGATACAATCCCCACACACGACCACTTCGCTTACTCTTTGGCTCTGGCATATCTCTTCTAACTTCTAATCTCTAACCTCTAAAGACCCTACTTATCAAAACAATTAGCTACCTCATCCATAAACTTATCCACACGACCCACCGCATTATCACCCACACCAGCATACATCTCAGACTCATACACCTGATACATCTCACCGACTGACACATCACACGCATCCGCATCTACCTTAATCGACTTAGCCATCAGCCCTGCTATACGCTTGCGATTACCATCGCTAATACCACGAACCACAGCACCACGCACAGGTGACACCGTCTCCTCCATAACACGCGTTAGAGCCTCACCATCACCATACGCCACAGACCGAGACAACAGGAAGCCACGACTAGTCGTAGCCAGCCCTGCATACATATCATCCATATTCCCCGATTCTTTCACCCTTTGCAGCAGATCTGACGTACTAACACCCTTCGTTGGCAACCCCATCTGCGCAGCATAGGTCCGCACATACACAGGATTATTCTTAATCAGCCAACCAGCATTACTACGACCATACCTAATAGCCGACTCCCTAAACTCCTTCTCATTCCCCTCTGGAACCAACAGCTCATGATTCCAGCTATTCTTACCCCACACATCAAAAAACACACTACGACCTCCACCACGACTACCGCCACGACCACCTCGGCCACCACCCCTGCCAGACCCGCCACCATTCATCCGACGAGCCTGCAACGCCCTGCGAGCCTTACGATCTTCCTGACGTTCCTTAAACTCCTTCTCCCACTGATTATCCCTAACCTTATCACGATCAGCACGATACTTTTTCTCCTCCTCCCTCGCCTTAGCCTTATCACGCACTGCACGCTCATCCATTGCATCAGCCAAAGCAGCACGAGCCTCCTGAAGCTCCACAGCACTAGCACGATCCTTACGATCCTGCGCCTTACCCAGCGCATCACGCTCCAAACCTTCAGCAAGCCTATACTCACTATCCAGACGAGACAACTCACGAGCCAGCATCTGGTCATAACGAGCAGTTCCCAAACCACGCTCCAACGTATAAGCATTACGATCAGCACCATAAGCATCTATAGCATTAGCCACCATATCAGCCAGACTAACCATAGACCGCCACGCAGCTCCCTTACGCCTATACTCCTCACGCTTACGCTGCACCTCCCGAGGATCTTCCACACCCCGCATCAGAGCATTGTAAAACGTCTCATCACGCAACCCCTCCACAACACGCTCCACAGCACGAGCCTTACGCTCACGAGCCACCTCCACAGCATCCGTAGGCTCCAGCGACACACTACCCCCGCCCGTCTCATCTTGCGGTTGGCTCTTGGCTGTTGACCCTTGGCTGGAGCCAGCGCCCTCCGACTGCGTCTCCGTCCCCGCCACAGGTAGCCCGCTGTAGGGACGCTCGCTCTGAGCGTCCGTTGTATCAAAGCCAGACTGCCCCTTCGCCCCCTCACTCACTGCGCTCTCCGATACCTCAGATGGCTCCGATCGCTCTGATTGCTCCGATTTAGGCGCACCCGATAGCTCCGATGGCTCCGATTGTTGCGTCTCCGCCTGCTGACTCTGACGATAACCATCGATCACCTTAGCCCAGTCCACCACACCCATACTCTTCGTCGGCAGACCAGCCCCCGCCTGAGTACCTACTACCTCCTGACCACCAGCACCAGCAGCACCTATCAGAGGCACACGCACACCACCACCCGCAGGCACACCACTACCTCCACCCGACGGGTCACGATTTGTAGGGGCGGACCTATGTGTCCGCCCGTCCACGTCCACACCCGACTGCGCACTCTGATTGCTCTGATTGCTCAGATAGCTCTGATTGCTCAGATTCTCGCGCTCCGATAGCTCTGATTGTTGCGCTTGCGCACCCGTCACATCAGCTCCAGGCACCCCCTGATCATGTTTATCCAATGACTCCAACATCATAACACCTACACCTTTTTTTGATCCTTCTTATCACCCGAGCCACCCTTATCCCCTGAGCCACCCACACCAGCCAGCACATTATCAGCCACACTACCCACAGCATCTGCAACACCCTTCAGCGCATTATTAGCCGACACAGCATGCGACCGAGCCATACTATCATGCATACCACTCATCGTATTAGCGTAGTGCGTACGCTGAGCCTGCCAACGAGCCAACGCATTATCCTTAACACGCTGACCCAAAGCTCCTATACGAGACACAGCATCACCATACGCCCCAGCACGAGCTCCAGCCATCTGAGCCTGAGACTCAGCCGTCGCTCCACTCACCAAAGCACGCTGCCTATCCCTACGACCGCCATCACTCATCTCTCTACGAGCTCGCTCCAAAACCTGAGCCGCATCACTACGAGACAAGACAGACGAGTTAGACTCACGCAGATAATCAGCCCTAGCTGCATTCAGCAAGTCTCGCTGTACTCCTCTAGCACGCTCAGCCTCACGAGCCGACGCTCGCTTACTCACTATCGCACTTATACCATTACCCAACAGACTAAGTCCCCCCAAAACACCTCCTACAATCGCCGTAACAGACATAATCAATTCAATCTATACATTCTCCCACGAATGTACCACCAACCAAACACCCCACACCCTACATTTTCCCATAAACTCCACACACCCATGCGACAACTTCCAAATTGAGCCGAATAGCAGACACAGAAATATGGGATAGGTATAACTTTCAACTCGTAAGTAGCTCAATAATAGCAACTTAATTACCAGTGCGAAATATTTCTTCAAAATTTCTCGGCAAAACGCTTGCAGGTTTCGAAAATTGTTGTACCTTTGCAGTGAACAAATCAAGCAAGGGTCTTCGCACCCTTAAGCTACCTACATACTCATTGCCTCGCTTTGTGGTTATCTTGCTTTTAATTGCTTGATTTGTTCACCCACATTGCGAGGCTTTTTTGCAAACCAAACAAAATGAACAAATCAAGCAAAGAGACTGCAACTCTACAAACTGCACAAGCAAACAGCGCACGAACAACCGAAAAAACCTACTCCGTCCGGTACCTAGGTCTAGGCAAGGACGCGGACACAATCGTGCACCCGCACACAGACCGAGACAAGGCGCTTATGAGCCTCGCATCTCGTATATCTGAGTGCTCAACCTCTATCCACGTAAGCGAGATAGATACACTCTCAGAGGTTAGGGACATAGTCGAGTATATACTCTCTTACGACTGGACACCCGAGGAGATAGAGCGTACTATGGAGGAGTACGACAAGGAGGACGACACCGATATATCCAAATTGAGAGATTATATCGAGTACGTAATAGACGAGACGAGCAGCGACTATATCGAATACTTGTGCAACGATGTGTACGCTAGTACGGGCATCGTGCGAGAGTTTGAGACGCTTGAGGAGATGTACGAGTACTGGATGGACGCCGAGCTACCCGCCTAACAACATAACAAGAGAGCGGGGGTATTGCACACCCCGCTCCCTTTTCGTACCTTTGAGCCGTAACAACTAAAAATAATATACAACAGATATGGGACTAGACAGAGAAAGCAAGAGCCAGCCGTATGTGGCTGGGCGCATACTCGCAGTACTACGCAAAGCCGAAATAAATACAGCAGGAGCAGATGCCCGCCTATCCACCGATGCCAATTATCGTGAGATGGTGCAACTACCAAGTATCACCTTTGGCAAGCTTATGGGGCTACACAGCGTACGGAGCGGACTGACTGGGAAGCTAGATGAAGAGATGTCGCAAATATTATCTCTCGTACCAGCCACAGGTCTACCAAAGGATAGATTCACACCCGATGAAGAAAGCCTGTTTGCCGTTGGGTATGCGCACGAGAAGAGCTATCTAGACAACTTATAGCCCCACGATAAGAGACACAGTAGCCCCACGACCTGACAAGGTTCCGTGGGGCTTTTCTTGTGCCAAATCTAACCATCCACAATTATTACCCAACGTCCTCTAGGTACTCCCGCACTACCCTCTCAAAATCCTCAAACGACCGACAAACAGCATACCTGTACCCCTCACCCACCACAGCACGCTCAAAAGCCTTCTGGCTCTCAGACTGCCTACCTCGCTCAGTCTTCATCTCGATATACAGCCCATGCCACGCACCACAAGCACGAGCCACAAACAAATCCGCCACGCCAGCCAAAACACCCTCAGCCTTAAGTATCGCACCCGTCACCGCATTACGCTTACCTCCATTAGGGATAGCATACACAACCAAGTCAGGATACTGATAACGAACCCACCTCACACACGCCTGCTGCAAGCGACTCTCCGCATTATTCATCTCAGCACTCGTATGAGCTTGTAAATGCCTATTGCCCCCGCACCTACAACCACTAGCGCACCAATGGCCGTCAGCCACCTACGCCACCACGGCTGTCGCTCACTGGCGGGCTGTACCATCAGCTCCCTCGGGATCGACACCGTATCCACCCGCACAACCGTATCCGTAGCACTCCGATAGCGAGTCCGCCACTTAACCACCTCCACAAGCACCGTATCACCATGTTCAGCAATACGCACCGTATCAGCAAAATGTACACTATCCCGCTCCACCTTGACACGCTCACGCTCATGATAGTAATGAACAGGCACATAGCGACTTCCACAGCCCATACAGCACACCACACACAACCCCACAAACACACCCCGCCACGTCCCAACACGCCTCCTCTCGTCTTTCATTCTTTATTATCCTCTTATTCACCACATTACGGATTCCACACATTACGATCCTTCAGAATCTTAGCCACCTGCTTAGCACTATACCTAGTCCGATGCACAGCTGCACTCACACTAGCCGAGTGACTCAGCCAGCAACGATTATACTCATACACATGCACCACCATATCAGGGCAACCACCCAGGAGCATACGCTCACGCTCCGCAAATTCACTTTCCATACGCCTCAGACGCTTATCACACAACTCATCACCCATACAACACACACTCGCTCGCTAACCCTTCATACATCCCATACACCCGCTTTGATACATCTTTGCTTCAGCGTGTTGTAGTTAATCTTGTAGCGGTACATCACCGCCGAGACCGCATCCTTGTGCGATAGCCACTGCCTCTGATACTCATACCAGTCTACAACCCTACTGTATAGCTCCTCCTCTGTCCGTCTGCACATAGTCTTACCGCTTAGAGCTCCCTCGCCAGAAGATGAAGTTGTACTGCTTGAGTCTGTCCACGAGGCGGGGAGGATACTCTGCGGATAGCTTGTCCAGGTCAAGGTTGGTGGTGACGTGGCACATCGATCCCCTGCTCTGGTATAGCTCGTAGCGAGACATCAGAAACTCCTCGACAACGCTGCGGAGGTCGGTCCCGTAGTGCTGTTGCTTGCTCTCTAGCTCGATACCGAGGTCGTTGAGGCAAACCGAGTTGACGCCGCTCGTGAATGAGTAGCCCGTGATTGCCTGCTCCCTCTTGGCATTGTAGGTGTAGTAGTCCAGATTGCTGTTGACGCGGTAGTGATTGAGCAGCTCCTGCGCAGACGTGCTTATGAACCATCTGTCCCATAGTGCCAGCTCCTCTGCGTAAGTGCTGGCGGTGAGCATGAGTAGCGTCTTGCCAACCCCCTTGTCTCCGATGATGCAGAGCGGGCGGTCTATGTAGCTCTCTTGGATCATCCCGAGATCTCGTAGAGCGTTTGTCGCCTGGGCGAAGTGTCCCGTCCAGCGGTGCAGGTAAGCGACAACGAAGTAGTAGAGATTGGCTGTGCGCTCGTCCTTGGCGAAGGTGTCTCCCTGCTGGGCAACTATCGTACTGGCGATGCTCTCGAAGTGCCTGTAAGCTCCAGCAATAGCCTCCTCGGGGTACCGCTTGGTAATGTTGGCTAGCGGGTTGACCAGCTTGGCACCTGCTATCTGCTTGAGGTTGCTCTTGGAGGGTAGCCCCTTGCGCTTGCCCTTGCTAGCGGTTGAGGAAGCGTTGGAGCGACTCGACTGAGTAGTCTCTCTTACCGTCTGAGAGGTCGGTGCGCCTTGTGGTCTCGCCTGCTGTAGTGTAGTTGCGTCCATTGGTCGTTGTGATTGTTGATGATGAAGTTGTTGTCGGAGCTACGTCCGTGTATTGTCCCTCCAGGATCTTGATCCAAAAGGTGTCGTTGCCGATGAGTCGGTCAAAGGTTAGCGGTTGCGCTCGTGGCGTCTTGCCCTGCAGATAGGGGCTGTCTCGTATGATCGTGGCTATCTTGGCGAGGGTTGCTTGCCACGACATCGTGGGCTGTGCTAAGCCGTTATCGTAGGCGTATAGTGTCCACTCCTTGACACGCTGAGCTAGGAGCATCTTACGTGAGCCTGTGACGGCATTGACCTTGCAGATGCGTTCGTTTGCGACCTCTAGGTTCCACCAGTTGCGAATTGCAGCAACTTCCCCTTGTCCGATATAACTCGATTCGCTGTCGCCTATTCTAAAGCGGTTTTTAACTCGTTCACGACCGCTGGCTAACTTATCCACCTCGCTTTCACTTTCGCTTTCCGCTTCGCTCGCCTCTTCCTCGCACGCGCGCGCGGTAGAGGTAGATATTATATTATTATCATTCTTATCATTCTTGTTAGCTGTCACCCGTCTGTCACCCGTCTGTCGGTTGTCTGTCACTTGTCTGTCAGTTAGTCTGTCACCATCTTCAAATTCTCGCTGGTAAAATCCCCAATTACAAATAGTTATCAGTCGCCCATTGGCTGTCGATTCGTCTGTCAGAAATTCGTACTCTTCAAATCTTTTCAGCGCAGTACGTATATTTCTAATGCTGACGCCATCTCCTGCCAGCTTGGCGATAGCGGGCAGGCTGGTAATGAATTGCCCAGGCTGAAGCTTGATGCGCTTGCCCTTGAACTCCCACTCTCGTCCCTCGTGGTTAGCCATCATAAGTAGGGTGATGAGTATCACCTTTTGGGCGGGCGTGGAGCATGTCCAAATGGACTTGTCTAGTAGCTCCCTATGCAGCTTAATCCATCCCTCACTCATAGCGTATCGTATTAGGTCGTGCCATACTAAAGTACCTTACATCGCTTAGCGTGCCACACGCTTAGTATCATAATGCTCCTCGGTCGTATCCTCACTAGACTCTAGCATCTGACCGATAGCCTCCATAGTACTATAGATACTCGTCAGGATAGCCTCGCGAAACTGGCTGTCACGAGCCACAGCCAAGCCCAGCGTACTGCCCACCTCATACTTACGTCCGAAGTAAGACACACACGTCTTACCACCTTCACCCGTCAGCAAGATAGCCACACGACCATCCTCTGCACCCTCGCCTTGCCAAGCCGACAAAGCCTCATTGATATCTTCCAGTCTCATATTCATTACTTACTTATTATGCAATAGCTACAGGGGGCGGGGAGAAAAAAGCAAGTCCAGAAAAAAGCCCTCTTTAAGCCAACAGCTAATAGCCAAAAGCTAAAAGCCAATACAGGCACCCCCCAAAGCTATCAACTACACAGGTACAACACACTCATTTTTTCCCATATCCTTCCTAAACCATTGATTAAAATGGAGTATCCGTGAGGGCTATCTCGGCTCCTCGCTGGGCAATGTAGGTAGGTATGCCCGTGGCTCCCGTTATGGCGTCAATCATTGCCCGCTGGTCGCTGTTAGCCTCGGAGAGGTGGCACAGCGTTATCGTGCGTGTCTTGCTAAGGTCATTAGCTCCTAAAAAGTTGAGACAGTTGTGTAGGCTCATATGGCTGTGCTGGAGTCGCTGGTAGTAGCGGTAGTCGATGTGTCCGTCCTCGTAGTTAGCGGTTGCTAGCTCGTCAATGTAGTTGCACTCGATGAGCAGGTGCTTGAGACCTCGGAAGCGGGGCTTGATGTAGTAGGTGTCGGTCGCGAAGAGTAGGTTGTCACCGCTCGGAGCGATGATAACGTAGCCGACTGGCTCCTCTGCATCGTGCTGGGTCGGGAAGGGTATCACTCGCCACGCTCCTATCTGTGTCAAGCTGTAGTCTAGTGCCGTGATGCGGTCGCTCTGCAGGTCTGTGAGGTGGTACCGCTCGGTGACGGCTCGCTTCGTGCCGTGGCTCATATAGACTGGTATGTAGCTCTCTATGTAGCTGGCAACGTGCTTAGCGTGGTCTAGATGCTCGTGGGTGACGATGCAGGCGGTGATGCCCGTGAGGTCGTACCCGAGTCGCTGCTTGACGGCTCGTAATGGCTCGCCACACTCGAGGAGGAGGCGATTGCCCCCCTCCTCTAGTATGTAGGCGTTGCCACTGCTCCCGCTATTGATTACCGAGAGGTGCATAGTCTTAGAAAGGAACTTCGGTGTCTGCTGTTAGCTCTTGGCTGTTAGCCGTTGGCTCGTCCGCCACTGGCTCGCTCGTGACCTCCTCGGTCGGTATGTCGATGACGTCGCCTTGGTTGGCTTCTAGCTCAACCTCCTTGGTGTAGCGGTTGGGGGCTTCGAGCTCCGTCTCGCTGTCGGCTCCCATAAGGACTGCATCGGAGGAGGAGCGGATGAGTAGCTTGCAGGCTCGGTTGATGACGGTCTTCTGTGCCATCTGGTCGGCAAAATTCTTATGCGCTGGGCTGTTGCCCTTGGTGGCTCCTTGTCCCCACGCCTTGCGGATCATGTCGATGCTCATCACCTCCGTGTCGGTCGTGCCGTCCTCCAGCTCGTAGACTGCGTAAGCTCCTACGACTGGCGAGTCAATGCTCCCGAGCGTCTGCTTGTGCTTGATCACCTTGCGCCTGCCGTCCATACCGACCTCGAATTCGAACTCGTCGCCCTCGAAGATAGCGTTAGCCTTGATCGTCTTAAGTCCTCCGTACCGCTTGGCGAGGGTTATGTTGCCCGAGTAGTCTGGTGTGCACTCGAGCTTGTCTCCGAATGGGATGAAGTAGCACTGACCCTTGAGCGGTGATAGTCCCCACGTGACCATCTTGAGGAGTGCCGTGGCGACGCTCTCCTTGGTACACTTGGCGAGGAGGTTGTTCTTCGGATCGCTTAGGATAATGTAAGCGGACTTGAGAGCGTTCTCGGGGCTGTAGTCCTTGGGGAGGCGAAGCTCTCCAGTGCGTTGGAAGGCGTCCACCTTGGCGAGTACCTGTGCGCTAATGTCACGCTTGACGGTTGCCAGCTCTTGGGGCTGCTCTTGCTTGTTGGATAAATCTTTCTGTGTCATAGTAATTGTGTTGGTTATTATTGGTTGGATATTTAGTTGGTTGCTATTTGCTTGTTATCGTTAGCTCTGTGGCTGTTGGGTCTACCATAAGGGAGATAACCTGCCCGCTGTGGGCTGTCAGCTCGGTGACGCTCTCACGATTGTCCACGATGAGCGGAGCTGTCAGCCCGAGGTGCTGGGCGAGGGCGTTGTGTAGCTCAATGCCTGCGTTGATGCGTGATGCCGTGTTGGCTGTGTCGTAGTGCGCATCACCGATGAGCGGTATGCAGGTCTCGTAGCGGTCGCCCGCTTGCGTGTAGTCAAAGAGTGCAAAGCGGAGCGTGGGGAATAGGTCTCCGATGCGCCCCTCGTAAGCTTGTACGAGTGCTTGGCTGTAGTCGGTGATGACTTGCTCCATCGCCTCAAGGTCTGCCAGCGTCTGTGCCAGGTCTCGCCCTACGCTGTGGAGTCGCTTGATCTCCTTGTCTAGCTCGTCTCTGCGGTCGCAGTCGTCTATCTGCTTTTGGATCTTTACCATCTCCTCCTCTTGCTTGGCTATCTCTGCCTTGGTTGCCTCGTCCTCCTGCTCCTCGGTGCGCCCTGCTAGCTCCTCGAGCTTAGCTTGTGCCTCCTTAATCTCAGTGGCTATCTCCTCGTGGCGGGCTGGGAGTGTGAGTGGCTCGGCTTGTAGCTTGGCTATCTGCTCTTGGCGGACGGCTTCAGCCGCTTGTCGTGCGCTCTCTAGCTTTTTCCGCTGGCTCTTGAGTGCTAAGACCTGCTTGGTTGCCTCTTGGACGCTCGCCTCTATCTCCTTAACGCGCTTGGTGAGACGTGCTTTCTCTGCCTTTTGGCTGTCGGCTAGTGCCTTGCTCTCCTTGCCGTCACGGGCTATGCGCTCTAGTCGTGCCGTGCGCTCCTGGTTCCACCGCTGGCGTGCCTCCTCTTGTCGCTCCTCGGGTAGTGGCTGGTGACACGTAGGACAGAGCTCCGTGCCGTCGTACTGCTCCGTAGCGGTACGGCTGTAGGCTAGACGGAGGCTGTCCAAGCCCTCTAGGCTCCGTGCGTATAGGTCGCTAATGTTGTCTCGTCTCTTCTCCGTAGCTTTGAGGTCGTCTTGGTGTCGTGACAACGACTGCTCCCACGTGGCTAGCTCCTTGACGACTGCGTTGTACTGCTCGTCCGTCTCGCTGGTTGCCTTGCGGGCTTTGTCGGCTCGCTCCTCCTCTGCCTTGCGGACGATATGCTGTTGCTCCAGCTCTAGGTCGGAGATGCGTGCGAGTAGCGTCTTGCGCTCGTCTAGGTGCGCTTGGTAGCTGTCTAGTCGGCTCCGCTCGCTCGCCCTTAGCTTGGTGAGCTTGTACTCCACTTTGGCTCGCTCTCCGAGGAGTGCCGTCTTGTCACCCTCCTCGGGCTTGAGCTTCTCGGTCTGGTCGATGCGGGGCTGTATGCCCTCTAGCTCGGTACGTGTCTTGCGCTTGCTCGCTAGTATCTCCCGCCTGTAGCCTTCGAGCGTCTTGCCTGTGAGCTTGTCAAGGAGCTGGGCAAAGCGTGCGTCACTCGCCACGACTGCCTGCTCGATCTCCTCACGGCTCACGCCCGTCATCTCAATGAGCTGCGTGCGCATATCCTGCCACGGCTGGGTGAAGAAGTAGCCCGCCATGGTGAGCGTGATAATGCGGTCGTAGGGTATGAGTGCGCCTACCTGCTGGCTGTACTCGGTGACGCTCGTAGGTACTCCGTTGACCTCGGTCAAGGTCTCGTTGCCCTTGAACTGCTCTTCGGTCGCACCTCGTGGCTTCTGCCACTTCTCGTGGAGGGTGCGTCGGAGCGTCCACGCCTCCTCGTCTACTCTGAGAACGACCGTCACGCTGGCATCAACCTTGGGGAGCGTCTCCCCCTCCTCTCTGCGCTTGATCTCGCAGTCAGTGCGCCCTTGGCTGTCCTTGCCCGTGAGGCACCAGAGATATGCGTCTAGTATGGTCGTCTTGCCCGTGCCGTTGGCTCCTCGTACGACTGCGTCCTTGCCGTCAAGTTGTAGCTCTAAGGACTGCGTACCTCTGAAGTCCTCAAGCTTAATACTGGTTAGTTCTATCTGTTTCATTTGGTTGTTTCATTTGGCTCTTGGCTGTTAGCTTTTGGCTGTTAGCTAGCTAATGGCTAAAGGCTAAAAGCTAAAGGCTATTATTGTCTTGTCCTGCGAACTTGATGATCTCAATACCGCTCCCGCTCGTGGCGATGCTCAGCGAGGGCTGTGCCACACCTTGTCTGTCGGTGTAAGCCCCTGCAATGAGCCGACCGTTGATGAGTACCCTCGCCCCCTTGACGAGGTACTGCTGGAGGTTGGCGGGGTTGCTCACGTATAGAGCCACGTCATACCACGTGGTGGCTTTGTCCCGCTCGTCAACTGCTACTCGGAAGGTCAAGTACTGCGATCCGTCCTTGCGGGTGGCTAGCTCAGCGTCCTTGCCGATGTTGCCCGTGATTGTGATTGTCTGCATAGTCTTATTGGTTGCTTGTCTTGTCGCTCTCTCCTTTGCTCAGCTCTAAGAGCTTCCGCATATACTCCATAGGGTCATCCCCTGTCTCTCGGTACAATTCAGACGCTTCTAGCACGATGTCACGTATCACCTCGTTACGTAGCATCGCTATGTAGAGGCTCTCCTTGAGGTTCCTTTTGGTTCCACACGCCTTGACCAGCGTTCTATTCTGTTCTCCATGCACAAGCAGGACGGAGCGATGTTCCTTGTCCTGTCTGTAATAGCGGTTCACCCACCGATTTAATAACTTACCTATCATAGCTCTTCGTTATCCTTTTTTTCTCGACTAGCCCTTTGTAGGGACGCTCGACCCGAGCGTCCGTCTCCGTCAAGACTAGACTGCGCTCTCCGATTCACTCCGATACCTCCGATCGTTCTGATACCTCCGATCGTTCTGATACCTCCGATTCTCGCCCAGCGTCCTCCAGCTCATCCTCGTACATAATATGCGGTAGCATACCCCACTCCTTGAGAGCCTTACCCACACGATACGTCAGGTACATCATACCTGCACCAGCCACTCTAGCCACGAGGCTCCAGCCCCACGACATCGTAGACTCGTCCACATCTAAGTCATGCAGCAATAGGCAAAAGCCCACACCGCCCAGCAACGCCAGCCCCACCACACGGAGCCACGCTTCAAACAGCGTCAATCTATTCTTCGTCATCGTCATTCTCTTTATTTGCATTGTATATAAGTATCGCCGTAGCAAACACGCTATACAGATCCTCATCTGTTCTCATAGCCTGAACTAGAGACTCTACTAGATTACCCCCACTGCCGTGGTAAGTTTTACGTACACTTTCCTCATCGCCTGCGATTAGAATCACACTGCGATTATTTTCGTCTTCTTTAGCCCACCTTAGGAGGGCTGAAGCCAACTCGTCTTGCTTGTTATTCTTCGTCATGGTCTTGCTCGTTTGTCTATAGGTCTATCTCTTCCAGCATCGTCGCCATTTGGACGACTCTCTTGACTCCCTTCTCGGACTTCATCGCCCCAGCCAGGCTATAGCCAAGGAGGAAGTCGTTGCCTTTGGTCGCGACTTTGATCTTTCGGTCATCTAGGGCTATGAGCGTGTAGGATCTGTCCTCATCGTCACCTCTCCACTCTTGGAGTGCTGTTATAATCTCATCTATTGTCATTGTGTAGCTTGTTTAGTAGTCCATCGTAGAAGGCATTTAGTTCCGTCTCGTATTTGTAGGCACTCTGTATCTGTGTCACAGCACGCCCTAGGTTCCATGTGACATCTTTCATCGATTCCGATGCTTTGATTAGCATTGAGTGTGCTTCACGAGCGTTTATATCCTCCTCGTATTGGTAGAGGTTTAGTAGTCGTGTCAACTTCCTTTCAGCTTGCTCTCGGAGCTCATCTATTTCAGTCGCCAGCTCCTTGAGGTCATTTAATCCTCCCAGTGTCATTGTCTTATTCGTTTAGTTGTTTCTGTATAGAAGCATAGCGCAATCACACACGCTACGCAGCTTATCCTCTTGGAGCATCGCATTCGCTAGGACATTCGCCAGATTGACTCCGTCTCCCATTGTAAACCAAGCGAATACCACTCTCATCTTCTGCGAGCACCAGCACGCTCCGATTCTCCTTATCTTCCTCAGCCCACCTTATGAGAGCTTCAGTCAGTTCATCTCGCTTGTTACTCTTCGTCATAGTCTTGCTTTTTTAGTTGTCCCTCGAATTCCATCAACTCCTTCTCAGCGTCGTACGCCTTCTGCAAGTTCTTGAAGACTTCCACAGCACTCTCGTGCGTCGCCATCAGTCCCCTTCGAGACTCTTGGAGAGCTTTATGAGCTTCAAATTCCAGCACCTCCTCATCGTACAGAGAGAGCCGTCTCAAATTTTTGTGAATTTTTAAGAGACTACACAGCACATCTGCCACATCTGACGAGATATCCAGTAGCTTATTCAGTCCTACTCCTGTCATAGTTCTTTCTTCTAAAGTCTAACCTCTAAAGTCTAACCTCTAAAGTCTAATCTCTCACTCTCACCAGCTCTCCTGCCACATACGCATGATCTCCTTGCCCTCCACATAAGGCATGTTATTCATCTTGCGATAGCCACAGCGCAGCGCTCCACGCTCTATAGCTCGGCTGATCGTCTTCGCATTCACACCCAGTATCTTCGCCGCCTCTCGCAGCGAGTACCTAGCCGTAGGCGGTACATTCGGTTTCTCATTCACCATATCCTTATCTGTTTTATTGTTATTCTTATTCCGCTTTCATTCTCCTAGAGCGCCCGAAAGGTTATCTAGAAAACCACCATCGGTAAAACCTTACCCAGCGTATCTCCTTACGCTTCCTGCGAACCTCCATAAGCATCAGCGGGATCTCTTGTAGCTCCCTCGGTAAGCTCTTGTAGTAGGCTCGCACCGCTCCGCACGTCTTGAGCTCTCTTATCTCCTTTATTGCCTTGTTTATTGCCTTGTATATATCATCCATAGTCTTCTTATTCCTGTCTATCTTCTCTATTATCTCGTATGTTTTCATAGTCTTATTATTATTCCATTAGGGTGGATAGCACCCGCTCCCCCTACCAACTACTCACTCATCACGTAACACATCAGCGAGCGGGGCTATCCATATCTCTCTACTCGTCAAACTCCTTATCACACACCGCACGAAGCATCTCCTCGCATACACGCTGCATCGCTCCCAGCGCATCGATATGCTCCACCAGCTCGTCCGTCACAGCGTCCACGTCCATACGACCATCGTACAACCACGCCTCCAGCTCATCAGCCATACCAGCCGTCGCCAGCTCACATATCAGCTTGTACTTCAGCTCGTATAGCTCATTTATCAGCTCCAGCACACTCAGCTCACTGTAGTCCTTCTTCTCAGCCTTCATCGTGTCCAGCCTCCTCCTTAACTCTTCTAGTGTCATACCTTTATTAGTTACTTTCCAAGTTATTCTTCCGATGAGAGACAATGTTTCCATATCTCCATATTCTTCTTGCTCATTGAGTTTGTTGTAGATGCTCCCTGAGGCATACCCATCAAGTACTCGGCATTTGCAGGTGTAGGGCGATTGAATACCTCAACAAAGTTTCTGCACCCCGCATGTTTCTGCATTGACGGAGCCGAGTAATTTGCCATAGTAGTAGGAGTATGGACGAATCCAAAATTCTCCCCATACGTATCCTTAATCCAAGTCGTTTGAACAGTAAAGAAGCGATTGATTTCTTCCTTCAGAACCTTGACTGAGTTACGGATTTGATTCTTGTGTCTATAAGCCAAGATCCGAAAAGCTGTTGCAGCCACTAATGGAGCCTGAGCATTTCCGATAGCTTTCAGCTGAGCTCTACGATTAGTAACGACCTCATCTTTTAGTTCACTAAAGGGTGTAACCCAGCACCCCATATGTACTTTTCCAAGACGCTCTAGACTTTCATTCACTTTACTTAGTGCGCTAGGGGTCTTAACAGCAAGCAACCAGTACCTATCACGTCTATGATCCGCGCCAAGGTCACCACACGAAAGCTTGCAGTACTTAACTCTGTAGCCGATAGATTCTAGATCCATAGCTGCTGTGCGTATCGCATTAAGCGTAACATTTTCAGCAAAGACGATTGGAGCTTCGGATTCCCAGACGAACCGAAGCATTTCAGGCCAAAGGTTTTTCTCGGAGATATTTTGACCACGGGCGACATAACTAAACGGCTGGCACGGGAAGCCACCGCAAAGAATGTCAAAAGCCCCTTTGAAGTCACGCCCATCTAAGCTCGTTATATCTCCATATATTGGAAATGAATCCATCCAGCCATCTTGTTGCCTTTGCTCTAAGACATCTTTGCAGTAGTCGTCAATCTCTACAGCTCCGCAACACGAGTGGCCTAAGATATGTCCTCCGTAGATTCCACCTCCGATGCCCGCAAATAAATGAAACTCCTTAATAGTACCCATACCCTTCTCCGTTAGTTGTTATCCAAGTCCCCGTCAAGGCGAGACTGAGCTCTCCGATCGCTCTGAGAGCTCAGATCGCTCTGATAGCTCAGATAGCTCCGATTCTTCTCAGCTTCTAGCCGCATACTCTTTTCCGTTAGCTGTTGCTGTCTATCTTGTTGAGTCGCTCAATGATCTCGCCCCCTAGCGTTATTGTGTGGTGATTATATATCTCCCCTTCTAAGCGTATCGCTCTGAGTAGCTCCGATGTTGCGTCATCGACCTCTTTCGTTGGCATCTCCCTATCACATTCGTAGGTAGTGTTGCGTACAGCGCTGTATACGACGCTGTACTTGCGGATGCAGCTTAGGCACATATCTTGTGCGATGTCTCTGGCTGAGATCAGTTGCTTCAGCGTTGCGCCCTTGAGGTCGTAGCGCTCTAGCTTTGCTCTTAGTTCTTCTTGTGTCATAGTCCTTGCTTGTTTTTCTAGTCCTTTTTCTATTACTTTGTAGTCTTACTTACACCTAAGGGAGCTTTTGTCCTCCCCTTTCTGATGCAAAGGTAGAAAAAACTTCAATACAAACCAAGCTTTCAAAGAACTAATTTCAATATGAACGAAGAGAGATGTATCGATAGGTTCGATAAATATATGAACCACAGCGGATTAAACGACAATCAAGTCACAAAAGACGCAGAACTTTCTGTAGGAACAATCGGAAAATCCAGACAACCAAACAGAGATTTGTCTAATAGGGTGTTGAATAAACTTCTACAAACATACCCAAACCTCAATAATGTTTGGCTCCGCACAGGCGAGGGCAGCATGCTCAACAGCGACACCCCCGAGCAGTTGACAGAGCCACGCGAGTTCTCACTAGACCAGTGGGACGAAGCACGCGCCTTTGCCGACCGCATGGGCGTTGACCTCGTACCTCTATACACCGAGCCATTCCAGGCAGGAAACAAAGGCAACAACATCATCACCGCATGGAACGAAGTCGAAAGCATCTGGGCACTCCCCGACATCAAAGCCGACGAACTAATCTTCGTACGAGGCGACTCCATGGAGCCCACACTACCCGAAGGCACAGCCGTTGCCGTCAAGCAATACCTCTTTAGAGTTGACGAACCCCTCAGCATACCCTTTGGCGAGATCTTCGGTATCGAGCTGCGCACCAGCGACGACCCCACAGACAGCGACAGCGTGCAAGCCTTCTTCAAGCGCATACGCAAGCACCCCGACCACGACAAGCACCTCACACACTGGATAGCTCGGTCAGACAACAAAGACTACGAGGACTTCGAGATACGTATATCTAATGTAGTTCGCCTTTGGCGCATCAAAGCGAGCATCACCATACAGCGCTACAACTAACCCACCCACTACCCAATACAAATCAATCAAACAAAAACGATTATGACAGACATCAACTCAACCCCAACCCCAACCACAAACATCGGAATGGACACCACCCCCACAAAGAGCAGTGTCCCCGGCACCCTCCGAGGCGTGGCGATCTTTATTCAAGTCATCGGCATCATCGCAGGGAATATCTCACTCTTTGCCTTTGTCATCTCACTGAGCAAAGCCCCAGCCTTTTTTCTGATGTTAGAGTTCGCAGGAATCATAATATTTCCCCTCATAGGGATATTAGCCTCTGCGAGGCTAAAGGCACTTGCGATAATCACTGAGGCCGCACAGCTCTACAGAGAGCTTCACACCCCAAAGTCGGAAGACAAGCCAGCCTCGCCAGAGAACCCCGACAAGGGAGATCTGTAGGAGCCGACCCAAAGTCCAATCCAACATCTTATCGAAAGGATATAG